ATCTGAGAGAGGTTTCGGTCACCATCCGGTGGCCGCCCGTGAAGTACGGGTTTAAAAATACTACTAGCATTGGAAAAGCACAATGGGTAACAAGCAAAAAACCAAAAGGATGCGCTGGACAGGCTATAAAGAACAATTTGGCGCGTCAAGCGTCAAAGAGTTCTTGAGTCTGAACACAGCGTTCGTCCGGTCAGCTGCCGACAACCCAAAGTACAAATCCGTTATTATTGCTGGTGGTAACGCTACAAATATCATGGGTATCACTGCACAAGATGTGCATATAGACCCTGGTATGCTCGCCGTATCCTGGATACATCCTTATGTGAACCCGCAATACAGGGGCAAGGTTGTCAAAAACAACTTTGTTGTCCCTAATGTTTGTGCTACACATACTGAACGCCCAGGCGTACTTTTTAGAGCTAGCGTTGGAAATGCTGCGTTGATTGGTTTGATAAAGAAAATCAGGAAGATTGAGACCAGTGAATTTTCTGGTCCTACCTTTCTTGGTGAACTGCGTCAGACTATATCTATGATCCGTTCCCCGTTGAAGGCACTCCGGCAGAAAACTGGTGTGCTTTTGGACCTTCAAATGCGAATCTTAAAAGATAAGCAGTCGAAGGGCGGACGGTTCAAACCTGAACCATGGTCTCGTGTGTTAGCTAGCACTTGGCTAGAGTATGTGATGGGCGCAGCGCCCCTGATGTCAGACATTGATGCGATCATTGACCTTTACTTCGAGCGTAAGAACACCCTAGGACCCCAAAAGGGTCTGAAACGTGTTTCGTATCGTTTCACAGATAAGTATCATGATTTCTCACAGTCTGGGAGCTTCGTTTACAATGGTGCGGTTTATCCGTATACAGAGTGGAAGCTTGTTACAGCATCGTCACAGTATGTAGTATGGGTCGACATGGACTATATCTTTGCTGGTGAGGCCGCTGCCAAGCGTCTCACTGCAATGTCCAAGTTCGGCCTCGATGAAATCATACCAACGGCTTGGGAACTTATCCCCTGGTCGTTTCTCATCGACTACTGGACAAACATAGGGGATGTCTTGGGATGTACATTCGATTACCAGCGATTGGTTCGTTTCGGGAAAATTACTGAGATGGGCACTGTTGTCAGGTTTCACAACCCTGGCAAGCCCTATATCAATGAACCCGGTACTTACGCTTTAGCTGGCTCGGAGCCCTGGCAGTATACTTCAACGTACAAAACACTAGACCGTAGGCAGTGCGACGTGCTGGGATTTCCTCAGCTCGCTGTGTCACTGCCATCGCTGCGTCAGACATTTAATATGGCTGCGTTAGTTACGGCTCTTTCGAAGTCTAACCCATTTAGAGGACACGTCCTAAAATGACGATCTCAATCCCCGGCTCCATTGTTGGCGCCGCACAAACTGGTTTCACAACCCCTGGCTATACCACCACTGCCGATACGCCGCCTGATTTGAATGCAAAACAATCAGCGGTTACGGCTTTGACTGGCACCCAGGCGGGCGTTACTACCCACTCTGTATCATCTCCTTTCTTTGTTAGTGTATGGAAGCCAAAAGTCCTGCAGGTGCTCGGGAAACCGAACCCTACCACAGGCCTGATTGCCAACGTGCCAAACAACCAGTATAAGGTGATCACTGGTAAAGGTGTACTGCCACTTGCAGGTCAACCCGTAAAAACGGCGATGTTCAAGACTCTTCTGGATATTCCTGCCGGTTCCGACACAGCTGATGCTGCAAACATCCGTGCTGGGCTTTCCGCCCACATTGGATTCTTGCAACAGGTAGCTGCCGGTATCGGCGATACGACTATCTCAGGCCTTTTGTAAGGCGAACACCACTAATTGAACGGAGTTTGTATGGATGTTATTCCTGCAATTTTGAGCTCTCTATTACCACAATGTAACGCGTCAAGCGTTACGGATGACTTGTCGCACGAACAGGTGGCCATAATCTCTCTCAGGAACTCGTTCCTGAAGAAGTACGAACCATCTGGCGACAACAAAGATGCTGAACAAGCCGCCTTTGATCTCTTTGTCGAGTCAAATACGCGGTGCATGTCATGGACTCCCAACGAACAAGCCCCCGGCTACGACACAATGTTACGTGCTCGTGACCGTTTGGCTCTTCGCTTAAGTGTCCTTGATAACATGCAGAGGCCGAAGGTTAGTTTAGGCAGTTGCCTGAACAATCTCCGACCGGGCCCTGGTTCGAGCATTGGAACGAAGTATTCCGACTTTGTCGGCAAGCTTTTTAATTCCAAGCTCACTACTTACGACCCAGCGTTGTGGCATTTCTATCGAGATAACAGTCCGACCATGTGGAAGACTGCCGAGTTATTCAGGCAGAGCCAGTATGGAAGCTGTGAAGTTGTTGCTAGCTCAAACATGACATTTGCAAAAAAGAATTTCGATATTGCACGTGTAATCAATACTGAAGCCTCGCTGGAGATGCTTTTCCAGTTGGCCTTAGGCTCACAGATCGAGGAGCTTTTGTATGAATGGTTTCACATCCATTTGTCAAAGCAGCCCACGATAAATAAAGCCTTGGCCCGAGTTGGTTCGATTGATGGCTCATTTGCCACCATAGACCTAAAATCAGCTTCTGACTTGATCTCACTAGCGTTCATGGAGTGGTTTCTACCCCCTAGGCTTTTCAAGACTTTGACTTCAGTTCGTGCCAAAAGCATAAAACTGGAGGATGGGTCGGCCCTGGAGTTATTCACCTTTTCCACAATGGGCAACGGGTTTACTTTCCCGTTGCAAACGCTTGTTTTTGCTAGTATCGTTGAAGCGGTCTATTTAGATAGGGAACTCCCCGTCTATAATAAGGCTCAAGTCCCTGCCTTCTCGGTGTTCGGAGACGACATCATTTGCGTTAGTACTGCATTTGACTCAGTTGTTGAGACGCTTGGTTGGTGTGGATTCACGGTGAACTTGAACAAATCGTTCAACCGTGGGCGCTTCAGAGAGTCGTGTGGCGGTGATTTCTTTAAGGGCCGTAATGTTCGCGGCGTATACCTTAGGAAATTATCGCATGAAACGCACTTCTTCTCAATTTTTAACCGTATCTCCCGATGGTCGGCTACGCATGGTATTGATTGTACTGCTTGTCTTGATTACATTCTTAGCCACATCCACCACAAGTGGTATGTGCCCTTCGATGTATCAGACGGAGCAGGCATTAAAGTGCCATCTAGCTTGTGTAAGCCTACAGAACGTGGCGGGTTGTCTTTCTATACCCATTACGAACCAAAGGCCCTAACAATCTCGAC